CTCGTAGTCAGTCCCCAAAGACACTGTGCGTCCACCAGTAGCGTCCTGCACCAACACGATAAACCCTGACTGCCCTACAGCCTCAGTCGTTGGATTCGCCAGTGTGACGTTACCCGTAAGCGTTAGGACAAAGTTCTGGTATGTGCTGAAGTCTAGGGTGGTAGAGCCAGTAGCGTTGGCTGTTTGCGTAGAGCCAGCGGCAGATGTAGACAGCGATACAGTGCCATCATCGGCAATAGAGATAGCCGAGTTGCCCGTTTTACTGTTTACGTTTTGTACGTTTAGGTCAGACATTATCTGCCTCCTGAATAACTAATGTGCCAGCTTCTACTTGACGCAGGATTTCGGCGTAGTGACGATTAGCAGGATCAAGGGGAACAAACATTTCGGAGCCGTCAATTAGCGCCTTGACGCAAACATTTTCGTTTGTCTTTTCATCAACTCCGTATTGGGCAAATTCAATATTCATTTCATTCATCGTTATAACTCCGCATCCAATGTCCATTTAAAATTGGCAATGCCGTTTAAACTTGTATTTGTCACACCTACGAAGAAGAACGTTTTGTTTGTGAATGTAGAGGACGCAGAAATAAAATACCCAGAATAAGTCCCTATAGAAGCATACTCGATCCTACTTGTGGGGCTTGACGTTAAAGTTGCGTTGTAATCATAAAGAGACAACGTACCTGCTGCTCTTTTTTCAACTTCAAAGTAGTTGCTAACTGTACTAGAGCTATATGCGCTTCCCATTATTGGTATCCGAATCGAATTGTTTGCACTTAAAGACGTTTCAAAGTATCTCTTACAAAGCGTAAGTTCCTCACCGTAACTACGATGCTCAAAGGGTGTGGCTACATCGCCTAGTTCAATCTGGAATCCGGTGATTTGCCATGTATTGCCAACGGTATCTCCATAATTTGGCGTACCAACAGCCCTATCCGCGTTAGTTACAGATGCCCAAGATGTGCTAAGTGTGCCACTAGAAAAATCAGTTCCAGCCGCCAACCAAAAATTACAATAAATGCTTGGTTGGTTGTCGTTATCAAGTGAGCCTGATGAGTCTCCCTCAATTGTAATGGTTTTATATTCCCAAGTATTGGCGCTATTAATATTATATGTTTTTGAGATTGATCTGGTATTATCAGCATCATACAACTCAAATATATGTGTTCCTGTTTTAACAGACTTAACCCAAAACGAAACTGTAATCGACTTTGCGGTTGCTGTGCCTTTTTGTAATTGCTGTAAATTTTGCCCCTCTAGTATTTGACCAAATGTAAAATACCCGTTTGAAGCAGGTGTAGCGGATGTTGTACATTCAATCCTTAAAGAGTTAGCAAAACCATTCGGAGAATCCGTTGATTGAGTTATAGTGTAAGTACCCACGCCTGATAGACCGCAACGCATACGATCTACGTTATACGCGTTACTAGAAACACCTGTAAAGCTAGTTCCGCGTTGTGCTACCTGCATAGCACCATTAATAATCAGGTTCCTGCGTCCTAACTGCGGGGATTGAGTAGTAATAACTGCGTTGCCGTTTGATGTAATGTCGCCTGTTACTGCTACATCTCCTGACGAATTTTCAGAAACAACAGTTCCAGAAACATCAGGAAGCGTCAGCGTCCTATCGGTATTCGAATTAGGCGAGGCAATGGTGAATACACCAGTACCGCTTGCGTTAGCATCTAAAGCTATTCGAGACATTCGTTATTCCTTAAAGCACCACAACCCTAGCGCCTGATTGAACCGTCACACTCACTCCAGAGGCGACAGATACAGGGCCAGTAGTCATGGCGTTTTCAGTGGATACAATCGTTACGTCAGAAGATACAGTCTGGCTGTTTCGGTAGAACGCACCACCTGATGCCCCACCAAACGCACCCGCAGAGGGATAAACCTGCCAAGTCGTGCCGTCATAAACCATCCCAACCTTTACGCCGCTAACGTCCAGCGTAAAGTCAGAAGCGAGTCCTTCGATGGTCGAGCCATTCCGAGCAACCGTTAGGTTATTGACTCCCCAGCTTGCACCGTCTGCAATTAAAACCTCATCACCAGCCGAAGGTGATGCCGGTAACGTAACAGTAAATGCACCGCCAGAGGTGTCAGCAATAACGCCTTCGCTCGCTGACAGCGTGTAGTTAGCCGTAACGCGAGTGTAAGTAATACCGCCACCACCGCCACCGATAGCACCCCAAGCAGAGCCGTCATAGCCCTCAAATGAGGTCGAGTCGGTGTTAAACCGGAGCATACCCGCAACAGGCGTTGGCCTTTCTGCGTCAGTACCAACCGGCATCTCTACCGCTTCAGTAGAGTCTACGTGCAGGCCACCAACCGTAAGGCTGTTAGTTGTAGAAGCGCCTCGACCTGTTACCGAGTCAAGCGTATCTGACTCTGTCGTGAGGTAGGACTGTAGATCGCTGATTTGCGACTCAGTAATGGATAGCGCCGATTGATGCTGAGTGACGCTTGACTGAGTAATATTGGCGTCTGGGACATTAGCCCAAGTTACTGATGTCGTAAGGTTGTTGACCTCAGTAAAGCTCGTCAGATAACCAGACAGATCTGGAGGCGTATAGGAAAAAACGCCAGTCGAGCTGTTGTACGAAAGATTTGCAGCCCCAGCAGCATTTACCGTGACAGATAAATCAGCCAAATCAGCCTTGGCATCAATGGCCTCTTCCATGAGGCCAGAGGTGACTCTTAACTCGCAAAGGTCGCCAGAAGAAAAAGACCTAGCGGTCGTAGACTGTTGTGCCCGTGTAATTGTAAGAGTGTTGCTACTTATGGCGGTTACTTTGACAATTTCAAAATTCGCAGGCGTAGAAGCTTCTGCGAGAGTCGCATAGGTATAATCACCCGCTCCGAGAGTAGGGAAGTGCGATGCGTCGGTTACCGACACGCTCGTGGCAGACGCCGTCAAAGAAGCCGTGATTGTAGTCTTGGCGTTGTTGCTAAACTTAACCGCCATCAATTGACTCCTTTATCAGCTAACCTGCACTGCCCAGCTAATCGTCATGGAGTCCGATACGCTTTTATTCACGACAGAGAACACCGTGCGGCAAAGCATGTCGCCACCACTTGCAGCATTGAAGAGACCCGCCTCGGTAACCGCCCCCGTGCCAGTTCCGGCACCAAAGGTCGCGCTGTAAGTGACCACCGCTCCAGACACGCTGTCCGCTGAAGATACTCTTCCTAGCTCACTGCCTAGCGCGGTATCGCCTGCTGCGGCAGCAGTAGACCCGCTGCCAATAGCCATGTGGCTCATTACGTCAGAACTTGAGCCAACCATTCTCGAGGCAACGAACTCTTTGCCTGAGGTGACTACGAGGTTATCGACCTCTTGCACGACTTTGTCGTTCAGTGAGATCGTGAGCTTGCCGCTCATCTTCATTCCATCTTGAAACATTTCGTTTCTCCCTACTCGTTAAAAGCAAACGCATTAAATGCGTCATTGTTAAAAGCACTGCGCCCAGAAATAAGAAGGGTCACTGTGATCGATTCAGACACGCCAAGTAATTCTGTCAATGACAGCGTCACGGACTTAACTGGCGAATCAGAAATTGAGGTTGAGTCACTGACACTGAGGTCAGTAGAAAATGTTAAGTCATCAGATATAGAAAGCGCTTCAGCAAGATCTGAGGCCATTGACTTTGATAGCGACTCCTGCATCTGAAGCGTATCGGCCACGGCCTTTTGAGCTGAGTAAGAAAGCGACTCCGTAACACCAAATATGTTCCCCTTATCGAGGCTGGTGTCTTTAACTAAGTCTCCAATATTGGCCAAATCATCAATCGTAAAAGCGTCAGCTAGGTCACGGTGATACGAGACTGTTCGAGTAAATGCGTCAGAGAACGACAAAGAGTCGTCCTTGTTAAGCTCTGGCGTAATAGCAGGAGCATCTGAGACTGCAATAAAGTCATCCTGAACTGAGTCAAACGTAACAGAGACGACTTCGGAAATGATCGGCGAATCCACAAAATCACGTTTATAGGAAACTACTTTTGTCAGCTCCTCAGAGATTCCGATTGAGTCCTGCTGCGGAGCAGTTATGGAAAGCGCAGTGATCTCTGTAACGCCTATAGAGTCAGAAGCAGACTTGCTAATAGAAAGGCTTGCAAAATCAGCAACCGAAAGTAAATCTGTGAGATACCTATTGATTGAGTCTGCGATGAGCAGATAGCTTGCTGATATGCTCGTATATTCAGTTCTAGCCGCAAGATCTATAAAAGACACACGCAAGGATGCGCCTACCGATTCTGGCGCGAACGAAACTTCCTTCCGCTCAGCAGAGGCCTTAACTAGCTGATATGAATACGATGCTCTTAGCATTAGTCAAAGTCGTCCCTAACTTTAAGCTTTAGCAAATCGTGAACGGTTTGTTTTGCTCCGCCGGAAAATTCTATTTCAACTTCCGCCTCAAATACGCCCGCAGAGTCCAGAGTGCCACTCGGGAAGTTTGTAACAGCCTTTCCGTCGGTTGCTGGACTTACAACAGTCATTGTTAATGTTGATGAAACGGCGCTGGAACCAACTTGACGTATCCTCATTCTTACTGTGGCTGATGTAAGATCAATCGGGTCCCATGTGGTTGGATCGTCTGGGTCAAGCGTAAGGCCTGTAGCAGCCTTGTTTGAATCGCGCAAAGTTACTGTGATCTCGGGAAGAGTATCGCCAACAACCAAATTGATAGTTTCCGAGTAAGCCATTAGATAAACGCCCTCGATTTAACAGTTAGCGCTCCGCCGCCATAGCCATAGCGAACCTCGCGCATTACTTTTGCAGACTGCCGATCAAACAGCGTCTTGTTGGATTGAGCAGAGCCGAGGTCAGACCAAGGCTGGCCGCCCATCATTTGAAGTCGATACAGAGCGCCATGGACGAAGGCCTCTCGATACTCCCTACCGATAGTGTCTGGGATACTTGTAGATGTAGGGGAAGGCTTTACTGAATAAAGAACCTTTAAGGTCTCTGCCTTGTTCGGAACTGGTGATAAATAAAAAACTGTATTGTCGCGCTGGGAATAATACTTAGGCGCTCCCTTCTGCGTGCCATCACCAGTTATTTCTAATAATCGACTATACGAGACAGGCCTAAGAGCTTCTCGGTTTCTATATATATCAATGATGTGATTAAGTTCGGTGCCGGTGGGAATCGACAAGTCGTACTCATCAATGCCAGCAATAACCTGTATGTCCTCTGGCTCTAGCCTGTACACGTCCGTCTGGATGCAGAAATCAATTGCGGCGTCACGAACAGCCCTCTCGATTACAAAGTCTGGCGCACCCGATGCTTCTGATCTTATGTAGTCTGCAATATCAAGAAATTTCATGACCGACCTCCGGCATTAACGCGAGGGTCAGATGCTGAGTCGCCCTGAGTTTTTTGGCCTATAGAAGATGTAAATGCTTGATAGTGAAGTAGCGACCTTTCAGCGTTGCCAGAGAATTCAGAGTCAATCTGATAAGATCGATATAAAATGTAATCAAGCAGACAGTTGGCGTAACTGTCATCCAGAGAAATGGTAGTCGCATCTGTCGTGTAATTAGACAGGGTGATTTCTGTTGGGCTTGCGCTATAAATAATATCCAAATCAAAGTCCGTCGATCCGTTTGGATAGACCCAGAAATTCTTTGGGTCAGAAGAGTCGTAGACAAAATTCTCTATTTTTCGTGTCGAATCTGCGGTAGTGCTGTGCCAATTAGGTAGAGAATTATCAAGCATGTTTCTAGATACTTGAGTGACCGCCCTCCCGTTACTGTTACGAACGACATCAATGAGGCGAAGTGCCGATGACGGAATTGACTGCTTGCTTCCGCTTACACATGTAATGGTTTCATGGACAACATTTGCGTCAGGGCGAAACATAACTACTTCACGCTGAGCATCGTTAAAAAACTTTAACAAGTCATCGTTTGAAAAACGCGTATTCGCGGTGTCCTGAAGGATAATGCTGGCGCGATCAAGTATTGAATTAACCGTTGTCGTCGCCATCAGTAGTCTCCCATTCAATCACTTCCAGATCTGGGTTCTTTGCGAAGAGCGGGTCGTAATCAAAAACATTTCCAGTCACGACATTGCGAAGCTTCTTCGGCATCCTTGCGGGCAAAACCTTATCTGGTTGCTTACCGTTCTTTCTCAATCTGTCCATCTGGTCCTGAAGGTCCGCCAGTGTTGATCGGCGGTCTAGGGTTACCCCAAACTCTTCTTTTGCCTCGATATACAGATCGTCCTTTACCGTTTTTGTTTCTTCCACTTTCCTCTCCTTAAAGCGAAAAGGGGGAGGGAGTCCTCCCCCATATCAGTCCTTAGACCTTCCACTTACCTACAGCGAGGCAGTCTGGAGTTACGACCTTGCGGCCATATACCTTCAGACCACGAACGCCGTCACCGAAAGTGCTCTCAAGACGAACGGTCTCAGTGTTTGTGAACTGAGAGGCGAACGTGATTGCCTTCGGGTGACCCGCGAGAACGTGGGTGTAAGTAGCATCAGCACCTGCGGCTGGGGTGTAGAGCATGTTGCTCTGGTAAACCGTGAAGCGATCTACCTGACCCACCTGACCGTTACGGAGAGGTGAAGTAGAGTCGCCGGTCAAGTACGCCTGACGCAGCTCGCTCTGCTTGAGCAGAGAGATCATGCT